TGCATTTTACAAGCGCAATGGTGGAATCCGTCATTGACTCGCCTAATTTTGCAGATGTGACCTACTACCTCGCCAATAATCCAGATGTTGCTTTGAAGATCTCTAAAATGACTCCGTTGAAGCAAGCTCGTGAAATGGCACTGCTTGAGGATACGGTGAAAAAAGAACTAAAAAATGAAACTAAATCCGAAAAAGCAAAAGTGACCTCATCCAAAGCCCCACCCCCCATTAAGCCTGTCAGAGGCGGTGATTCTCGTGTTATCGACGTTTATAACCCTGATGACGATGTTTCAATGGACGACTGGGTTCAAGCTTGGAAAAAAAAGGTTGCTTCTAGGCTTTGACGGTTCACCCGCTTTAAGGAGCCATCATGTCGAATACGTTACTTACTAACTCTATTCTGACGAAAAAACCGCTTGCCTTGTTAAGCAACAACTACGTTGCTTTGCGTGCGGTTAATCGTCAGTATGACTCCAGTTTTGCGAATTCTGGTGCGAAGATCGGCGATACGCTGAACGTTCGCCTGCCAGAGCGTGTGTTTACCGCTCGTGGTGCAGCGTTGCAAGTTCGTGACACGGAGCAGCGTTCTGTTCCAGTTACCGTAAGTGAGCAATACCAATCTTCGGTCAACTTCGCCAGCGCCGAACTTGCGTTGAAGATGGAAGACTTCGAGGAGCGTGTGCTTGCCCCTCGCATGGAGCAGCTGGCGTCCGACATGGACACTCAGGTGCTGAGCAACTACTGGCGCATTCCGACGACGGTTGGTACGCCTGGCACTGCTCCTGCGACCACTACTGTTCTTCTTCAAGCGATGCAGCGCTTTCGTGAGGAAGGTTACGGGAACAGTCCGAAAATTAGCTTGTTGTTGAACCCAGCGACAAACACATCGTTGATCCCAGCATTGCAGGGGTTGTTCAATCCAGTTGATAAACTGACTCGTCAATTTAACTCTGGTTTGGTTGCTGAAGGTATTCTTGGCTTCAAGGAAATTTCGGTCACGGCTTCGTTACCAAACCATACTAACGGATCGTGGCAAAGTGCTGGTACTATTACTTTGTCTTCTACCCCGACCGAAGGTTCAAACCAAATTGGTATTAGCTTTACAGGAACCGCCACCTTTAACCGGGGAGACGTACTCACCATTGGTGGTTGCCGGTCGGTGAACCCCCTTACCCGTCTTAACACTGGTGTCTCTCGCTGCTTTACCGTTTTGCAAACTGTCACTGGTACAAGTAGTGCCACTTTAACTGTGTTTCCAGAACTGACGTCTCCTGCTTCTGGTTCTCCGTATACTACTGTCCATGCTATGCCTGGGTCTGGTTTTACCGTAACCATGCAAGGAACTGGTGCAGTTACTTACCAACAGTCGTTGGCACTTCACGAAGACGCTCTGTACTTCATCACGGCCGATTTGGCTCTTCCGCAAAACGTTGAGCTGGCGAAGCGTGAGAATTACAAAGGTGTCAGCATGCGAATCGTTAAGAATTATGATATTAACAACGATACGCATCCGTTGCGCTTTGACATCCTTGCTGGTGATGGTGCTCTTCGCCCCCTCGGCGCAGTCCGTGTCTGGGGCGCACAAGTTTAATCTCAACCTTTGAAGGATAGTGAACATGGCTTACGGTACATATGGTGACGGGTACCAACTTAACGATGGTAATCCGAATACGTCAATCTTCCGAACTCAAGGGGTGCCTCAAACTGCCACGGCGACTGCAACGCTAACCGCGTTTCAATTGTCGTACGGCATTCTTGTTGGTAACCCAAGCACGACTGCGGCAACTTACACGTTCCCGACTGGTGCGTTGTTGGATGCTGAGTTTTCCAATGCTCAACCGAACAGTGCTTTTGATTGCTCAATCATCAACCTTGGTACGTCCACTGGTGTAATCACGGTTGCAGGTGGTACTGGTACGACGTTGGTTGGCAGTGCCACAATTGCTATCACTAGCTCATCGTTGTTTCGGTTCCGCAAGACCGACGTAGGCACTTGGATTGTTTACCGTATCGGTTGATAATAACTGGTCGTGATGGGTTCATCACGACCTACTTTCATTATGGGAGTGGTCATGGAATATCTTTTACGTCATCCAGTACACGGTACGAAGACAGCTTCTCTACTTTTGGAAGTAGAAGAAGATATGGCGAACGGTTGGATAGAATTTATCTACCGAGACGGTGTTATGGTAGATAAGACTGACGAAACCGTCGAAGAAGAACCAGCTGAAGAAGAAATTACTGAGGAAGATCCAATCGAAGAGGAAGTGGTTGAGGAAAACCCAGTTAAAAGCAGAAAAAACAAGCCTTCTTTCGTGGAGTAAAGTCTGATGACAACCGTCCAAGAGATTATTGACGGCGCGATGCGTTTGGCTGGCGTTGTTGCGGACGGTGAGACTATCACTGCTAAAGAAGCCCAAGATGCCCTGATGGCCATGAATCAGATGATTGAGGCATGGGTATTAGAGGGCATCTTGTTATATGACCTTGACAAGCAAGTATTGACATGGCCTGCAGACACCGAACAGATTACAGTCGGTCCTACGGGAACTGTGGTTGGATATCGCCCGTTAGAGGTTAGCCGAGCAAGCTTCTTTCGTGATACCGTGAGCAACATTCGGTATAGCACTCGAATTGTGGGCGAGAAAGAGTTTTACTCTGTGGCGTATCCAAACGTCTCATCGACGTACCCCGAGATGCTATACGTTAATTACGCATACCCAAACGCAGAGATTAACATCTTTCCAAAACTCACCACGGCAAAGGAGTTCAACCTTTTCTCCCGTCGTGAATTGACACAGCCTGCAAACCTAACGACTGTTTTGTCGTTCCCACCAGGATACTCGCAAGCGTTTAGGTTCAACTTGGCAACTGTGTTAGCTCCTGAGTTTGGTGTTCCTGTGTCCAACGATATCCTTCGTATTGCTGTGGACACCAAAGAGAAGATCCGACGGCTAAACCAATCGGTCAATGAGCTTAACAACCCGATCGGTGCTTCTCTCAGATACAACATTTACACGGATGGGTATCAATGAAGACGCCGATCCTAGGTGGGTCTTACGTTGCGGTTAGCACGAATGCCGCATGCAACCGAATGGTCAACTTGTACCCAGAGCTCAACGCTGAGGGTGGCAAAGAAACTGGATTTTTGCGCAAATGCCCAGGTTTGAAACTTCTCGCCACTGTTGGTGATGGACCTATTCGTGGAATGTATGCGTTTAAAGATTTAATTTTTGTTGTATCTGGTAATGTTTTATATGCTATGGGTAATGATTTTATTCCAATAATAATTGGAGGAATTACTGGTACACCAGCTGTTAGTATATCTGATAACGGTAACCAACTTTTTATTGCTGCTAACCCATCGGCTTTTATTTATGATTTTACGTTAAATTCAATGTTTAATCTTGATACTTATGATCCTGATTTCCAAGGTGCTAAATCAGTTGGTTATTTAGATGGATATTTCGTGTATATAGAACCTAACACCCAAAAGTTGTGGGTGACAAGTATTTTAGACGGAACAGAAATTAATCCTCTTGATTTTGCTAGTGCCGAAGGATCACCAGATAATCTTGTGTCTTTATTAATCGACCATCGTGAAATATGGTTGTTTGGTACAAATAGTGTTGAGGTATGGTATAACGCAGGTGCTGCTGATTTCCCTTTTCAAAGAATTCAAGGTGCTTTTATTGAGGTTGGGTGCGCCGCCACTGCGTCACCAGCAAAACTCGATGGGGGTATTTTTTGGTTAGGGACAGATAATCGAGGATCATACAGCGTTTATCGAACCAATGGTTACAATTCACAGAGAATAAGTACTCATGCCGTTGAATGGCAAATTAATAATTACGCCCGTGTTGATGACGCTGTTGCTTTTTCTTATCGTCAAGATGGGCATGAGTTTTATGTGCTATCTTTTCCTTCAGCAAATATTACTTGGGTTTATGATGCTATAACTCAAACTTGGCATGAAAGAGGTTACCACAATACATCAACTGGTTTATTTGAAAGACATCGTGCAAATTGTCATACATTTTATGATGGGAAAAATATCGTTGGTGATTATAACAATGGGAAAATTTATCAATTAGATGGAGAGACTTACGATGATGATGGTAATCCAATTCGATGGCTTCGTTCTTGGAGAGCATTAGCACCGGGAACAGATGATCTTAAAGGACAATTGCATCATGGATTACGCATTGACTGCGAAGCTGGTGTGGGTTTGAATGATGGACAAGGAAGCAATCCTCAAATTATGCTTCGTTGGTCTGACGATGGTGGACACACTTGGTCGGATGAACGACAATCGGGAATGGGTAAAATTGGAGAATATTACGAAAAAGTTATTTTCCGTCGATTAGGACAAACAAAAAAACTTCGCGATCGGGTCTATGAGATTTCTGGTACTGATCCCGTTAAAGTAATTATCAATGGTGCGTCTATTGAGGGCGTGGCTCTTGCAGATAGGAAGTTTTAATGACGAATACGTCTATCATTCCAGCAACAAGAGTTCCTGTTCTAGACGAAGGGGGGTTCATTACTCGCGAGTGGTATCGTTTTTTCTCTGGTTTGTCTTCATTGACAGGATCTGGTCAAAATGATGTCAGTTTGTTGGATCTTCAATTACAACCTACAACTACCAGTTCGAAAACCCTTGATTTACAACTAGATACAAACTCAACTAAGGAAGAATTTTATTCATTTTCAAATAAAACAAATTCTAATTTAACAACAATTAACAATAATATTACTACTCTCACTAACACTGTTAATGGACTTACTAATTATAACGTCCGTAATTATCTGATTAACGGCGCATTTGATATTTGGCAACGTGCTACGGCTTTTAGTTATACGGGTGCTTCCTCTTCGACATACCTTGCAGATCGCTGGAAGTTTAATTTTACGTCTGGTGGATCTGGAAGTTTCACTCTTCAACAATACAGCGCTAAAAATGACCCATCTAGTGGCTACAGTCGGTACGCAATAACTGTTTCAATGTCATCTGGAACAAGCGCATCCTTTGAGCAACGAATCGAAGACGCACTTACTTTGCAGGGCAAGTACGTCATGGCGTCAATTTATTTTGCAGGTAGTTGTACGTTTAACATCGAATTAACACAAAATTTCGGGACAGGTGGTTCTCCGTCTTCACCAGTTGTCCTGACAAGTGCAACGCTTACCTCCCCGTCATCAGCTTGGGCTAGGTACGCGGTTCTTTTTCAACTTGGAACCGTTACCGCAAAAACTTTTGGTACGAATAACGACAGTTATCTTTCTTTTAAAATTAACATTCTTTCTGGTTTTAGTAGCACTTATTGGTTGAGCGACTGCCAGTTGGAACACTCAACCGCTGGAGCTACAAGTCCATCAACCTTTTCTCGCCGCCTCATAGCAGAGGAATTGGCGTTGTGTCAGCGATATTACACCGAGGTGTCAGTGACTCCTACGACATTGTCTACTTACGCCTACACGAGCTTGCCGACAACCATGCGTGCTGCGCCAACGCTATCCGTTAAAGCTGGTTCCTTGAATGGCGCAACGTTTGGAGGAGCACCATACGGTTTCTCCTCTATTCGTCAACAAACAGCGTCAGCAGGTGCCTCAGACGCACTTCTTGCGTTAGACGCAGAATTGTGATTATAGTTTATCATTGGAACCTGTTTGGTTTTATGATAGGGTGAACTATGGCCTATGCTAATTATGTTCCGTACCCAATTCTTCGGTTTTATGATAATAATAATAATCCTCTTGCAGGGGGTAAGATATATACTTACTTAGCTGGGACAACGACACTAGCAGCAACTTTCCAAGATCCTTACACGACGGTTATTAACACTAACCCAATCATACTTGATTCTAATGGTGAAGCATTAGTTTATTTATATACTGATAGGTCTTATAAATTTTTAATAAGAAATTCAGCAGATGTAACAATTAAAACTATTGACCAAATTACCACTATCGCTAAACCGACAGTAGCAGGAAACGCTCTAATTTCTGCGGCAGATGTTCCTGCCCAAAAATCAATATTAGGAATTGATAATTTTTCTAATAGGAATTATATAATAAATAGTAATTTTGATGTATGGCAAAGAGGTACTAGTTTTAGTTTAGGGACCGCAGGAGTATACGGTTATACAGCCGACCGTTGGGTTTGTAAATTGGTCTCGGGAACTGGTAGCGTTGAAGCTTCTCGCTATGCTGTTTCAAGTCAAACTTGGAACGCACAGAATGGCAATGAGTATGCGATTAGAATTTATAACAGTGATTATTATAACTATATAACTTATGAACTAGGCACTCGAATAGAGGGTGTTCAAACTTTAAGTGGTAAAACAGTAACATTGTCTTTTTATTATTATTCTGGCGCGATACCAAGAACTTGTGCTGTTTCCATAATTCAGAATTATGGCACAGGTGGATCTCCATCTGCCCCAGTAACCCATACTGGTAATATTACCCTGTCGTCTTATGCTGCCGTTAGAGCAAGTATAACGTTTTCACTTCAATATGCTTTTGGTACCGTTGGGACAAATGGTGATGACCATTTGTATGTAAAAATTCAAACAACAACTGAGAATGGTGCAAGTGCGTTTCCTACTTATTATTGGGGTTTTCAATTAGAGGAAGGATCGATTGCTACTAGATATGAAAATATCCCGTATGCTGCTAATTTAATTAATTGTCAACGATATTACCACAAATTAACTTCTGATTATATAGGAGATGCATTTTCTACCAGTGCTATATCAGGAAGATACACATACCCTGTGGAAATGCGTGTAGCACCTACTATCACAAATGGTAGTTTTAATGCTGGTACTTTTGCGTCTAATAACATAGGAACAAAAGGTGCAAGGCTGTACAATTCAGCAGCTAACTGGACTATCGGCACATCAATCACTGCCAGTGCTGAATTCTCAGCGGAGTTGTAAAAATGGCCATCATCGCTAAAACGATCATCCCAGCCAAGATTCTTGAGAACACACAGACAACGCAGTACACCGCGACGAACGTTACGACGATCATCGACAAATTCACCGTCACCAACTACAGCGGGTCGGCGGTAACTGTATCGGTCAATCTTGTAACATCTGGTGACACGGCTGGAAACCAGAACTTGATTGCTAAGCTGGTATCTATTGCTGCTGGTACAACTTACAATTTCCCCGAGATCGTGGGTCACATTATCCAAGCTGGTGGGTTCATATCAACTGTTGCAAGTGCTGCTACAAGCGTTACAATTAGGGCGTCTGGTAGAGAGGTGAGCTGATGGTTGCAATCGAGAAGATAGAGCAGTTGGAAGATAAAATTGCTGTTCTTCCTACACTCGATCTTGCTGTGTCTCATCATTTTGCAGATGGTGTGTACGCTCGTTGCATGTATATCCCTGCTGGTGTTATGAGCACGGGTAAGATACATAAGACAGAACACCTGATTGCATGTATCAAAGGTGGTGGGGTTTTGGTTACTCAGAATGGACGTTTTGACTTTGAAGCTGGTACGGTCATTACAGTACCAGCACACACAAAAAAAGCTTTTCTTGCCAAAGAAGATTCAATCTTGATGAATGTTCATCATAATCCTGATAACATGCGCGAAGTGGATGACCTCGTTCAAACTTTGGTTTATCCAGCCGACTATCGGAGCAACCAGTTAACAACGGAGACTGAACAATGAGCTTCGGAATAGCTGCCGCAGTAACGGCAGGAGTCATCGCTGTCGGGTCAGTAGCTCAATCCGTCATTGGTGCCAATGCCGCTAATAAAGCTAGCAAAGCACAGCAAAAAGGTGCTCAACAGGCAGTTTACAACGAAGAAGATGCTTTTAAGGATTACCAGACTCGTGCAGATGCAGCTCGTGACCAAAGTACGAACCTGTTTAACCAGTCGCGCGACCAATCATTAAACCTTCAACAGAACGCTCTAAACACTTCGCAAGCTGCCCTTCTTGACGCCCGCAACAACAGCGTCGGTGTTCAACAGAACGCGTTAAACGACAGTCGCACTGCTCTGACCGATACTCGCGATCAAACCGTTGCGGCTCAACAACAAGCTTATAACAACATCCAAGGCAATCTGACTGACACACGTAACCAAAACAATACCACGCAAGCAAACGTCTACAACACCAATGCCGCTATCCAACAACCATTTTATCAGACGGGTGTTGACGCCAACGCCAAGATGGCAAATTACCTTGGATTAGGTGGCAGCCAAACTGATCCTAATTACGGAAGATTCACACAAGGGTTTACCAACAACGACTTTCAGCAAGATCCGGGCTACGGTTTTCGCTTCCAAGAAGGCTTGAAAGCATTAGAACGAAGTGCTGCTGCCAAAGGTGGGTTGCTTGGTGGTGCTCAGATCAAAGCCAGTCAACGGTACGGGCAAGATTTTGCATCGAATGAATATCAAAACGCCTACAATCGGTTTAACCAAGATCGTCAATTTACCGCTGGTCAGCTATCAGGTGCAATTAACAACGGTATGAATGCTGGTAATCAAATTGCTGGGTATGGTACAAATTACGCCAACGCTACCAATGCGAATAACCAAAACTACAGCACTGGTATGACCAATGCTAACAACAATTTAGCAAATAGTGTTGGAAATGCTTATCAGAACTACGGTACTGGGGTGACGAATGCGAATCAAAATTATGCAAACAGCGCCATGAACGCATATCAAAACTACGGTACTGGGATGACCAATGCCAATACGGGATATGCAAACCAAGCATCGAATATTTATCAAAACGCTGCTAACAATCAATCAAACATGTTGAACACTTATGCTCAGAATTATGGTGGTCAGCGTTCTAACAGTGCATCTAACATTTCAAACATTATTCTTGCTGGCGCTAAAGCAAAAGCTCAGGGGTACATCGGTCAAGCCAATGCCTATAACGCCGGTATTGGTGGTATCATGGGTGCTGCTGGGCAAGTCCTTGGCGGTAGTTTAAACCAACTTAGTGGTTCTACTAACTTCACTAATCGACAATAAAAGGGAGGCTCTAATGGCTGTAGATGCTAGTTTGTTGACAAACAACCTTGGTGAAGTTAAGTACAATCAAGTACCTGACATCAGTGCTATTTCCAGCCAGTTTGCGGCTGCTGACCAAGCACGGTCACAGACCGCTCGTAACAACATTTTGGCTCAAGGAGATCAGCTTGAATATAACAACAAAGTGGGTGCTCAAAATGTACTCTCTAATCCAGATCTTCAAGGGCAAGATTTAATCAAGGCTGCTGCTCCTTTTGGTGAAACTGGAATGAAGATGACGAGTGCTAGATTTGGTACTCAGGCAGATTATAGTAAATTGACATCCGAGAATATGGACGCTGCATTTAAAATACTTCCCACCATCGTTGACCAAGCATCTCTTAATAAAGCACGAGAGTGGTCAATGAAAACCTTTGGGGAGTCACACCTTCCGGAAATATATGACGAGTTAGGTAAACAGAAAATACAACAGATGGGGATTGGTTTAGCTAAAATACAAGAACAAACTCAAGCAATGATGAAAAATCAAATGGACTATTCATTTAAAGAGCGGCAATTGGGTATCGATCAACAAAAAGCAGATACTGGAACTATCATAGCTGGTTCCAATGCAACTAGAGCTGCTAGAAGTGGTCCCGGGTTAATAGCTCAAACTAAGATAGATTCTGCTGGTAATGATGAAGTAGAACAGTTTGCCAAAACTTATCCAGATCATGTGGCAGCGCTTCAGAATATGAACAAATCGATTGCTGTTTTAGACAAATCGACAAATCAAGGTGGTCCTATTACAGGAGGTCTAGCCGAAGAGCGTCTTGCGGTCCTCAATGCTCTAAGTTCTGTTTATGATCTAACACCAGAACAAAAACAAACACTGACTACTACTCAAAATTTACAAAAAGCTCTTAAGGATATTACGGAAGTCGCGGCAATAACGACACCAGTCAAGGGAAAGGCGGGTTTAACCGACGCCGATCTTCAATTTGTTGAAAGAGTTAAATCGGGAGAACTGCCAATGACCGTTGAAAATTTGAAAAGGGTGTTGAGAATAGGAGCAAATAGCAGAATTCAGATTGAGAACAATGCTATTAGAAAAGCACGCTCGGTTAAAAAGAACGGTATAATTAAAGGTACCTATGTAGAAGATTTTGCCAGTCAACCACTTAAATCCATGCTTTCACCCGACGGTATTACTTTAATATCACCCGACGGTCGAAAACACACATTTGAAAAACCAGAGCAAGCCAAAGCAGCGTACGAAGATCTTAATAGAGCGTTAGAGCAGGAGGCAAAGGATGGCAGTTACTAAATTTAATGACCCGAATGTCTTAGCCGCTATTAATTCTGCTGAGGATGAATTTGGTATTCCATCTGGGTTGATGCAGTCGATCGTCGTAAATGGTGAACGTAGCAACTCGGATCAAATATCGCCAGCTGGTGCACGCACTGTGTTCCAAATTATACCAGCTACTCGTAACGCATTGAAGCAAAAATACGGTGTTGACGCTTACAGCCCTGATCTTAAAGAACAAGCACGGGCATCTGCTCTTGTGGTTAAAGAGGGACTCGATCGAAATAAACAAGACCCTGCTGCCGCTGTGGCCGAGTATCATGGTGGTACGAACCCTCGTAACCATGGACCAATAACCAACGCGTACACCAAACGAGTCATTGGTGGTTTTGAAGGTGAGCAAATGGCAGCAGCTGACAAACCCAAAGATCTTTTTGGTGACATCATTACCAAGCATGGTGGTAAGGGTGGTGAGAGCAAAGCGCCATTGCCTGACATTAGTCCCCAGACTCAAACCGAATCCACTGGCGACAAACCCAAAGATCTTTTTGGTGACATCATTGCCAAGCATGGTGGTACTGACAGTTCGCAATCACCCGTACCTACCCCCTCGCAACCTCAGGCCACGCCTGAGCAGAAGCAAGATCCGTCGTTTTTAGATAACGTCGCCACCACGGGGAAGAATTTCCTCCCGAGTCTTGGTAATCTAGCTCTTGATACCTATCAGGGTATAGCACAGGCTATCCAGAGTCCTGTTCAAACTGCAAAAGCAGCATACGTCGCTGCTGGCAAACTTGGTGATTACGTTGGTATTCCAGCGGGTGAGGATCAACCAACGAACGTAACAAATTCACCCCTCGTGCAAGATGTGACTGCTGCCGCTAATGACCCTAAGGGAACAATCGAAGCAGCTGGTCGTCAACTGCGCGATGACCCCGCTCGTACACTTGCTACAGTCGCTCCAGTCTTAACTCCTTTAAAAGGGGTTACAGCCACTGGAGCTCTAGGTGCTACAGCTCGTGGCGTCGGTAAAGTGGCAGGTGCTGCCGACTTAGTGACCAATCAAGCTGTCATGAAGCCCGTTGAGTTTGTCGGTCGTGGTCTAGTAGGAGGAGCAAAGACACTAGCCCAGCTTGCAGTAGTGCCTAAGCAAGGTGGCGGGTACATTAACGAGCTTGGTAACTCGGCCAACGCAGCTCAAATATCGAACGCTTTGAAGGCTGAAGCACGGTCGAACGTACCAGGCTATCGGCGAACTGTAGAAGACATTGCTCCAGAGGTAGCACCTTTCCAACGTAAGACGATCCCGTCCAAGCAGAGACTTGAGCTGGATCAAGCCAATGACATGGCTTTAACCAGCAACGTTGATCAAGGTGTTATACCATCTCAAAATTTAAAAGACATGAGAGGTAAATTAACTAAACCTTTGTACAAACAGGCTGACGATACAGTCGTAGATGTACCAACTAATGCTCTTATCGACAACGCCAAACAATTTCCAAAAGTGTACAAGGAATCCTTTGACGGAGAACGTGGAATTAATACTGGTCGTCAATACCAAGGTCAGGAAATGATTCCGTCTAACACCAGTATTACCCAAATGAAGGGTAATGAAATTAATCAGCACATCCGTAACATTGAAACGGAAATATACGGTGAAAAGAAAATCGGAGGAAAAACCGCGATTAACCCTGGGACCGAAGAATTTAAAGCACTGTCGTCTCACCTCGATGATGTAAAAGCATGGAGAGATAAAGTTCTCCCCACCATCGAGCAAGCTAATAAAATATTTGAGAAATATTCTAAAAGTATCAATCGTTCAGCAGTTATGGAGAAGTTCAAAGAGAAACTAGCACCATTACTCGAGGGTGATTCTGTCAATAACCGTGCTTTTGCAACTTCTTTCGATAACCCAAGTAAAATCATTGATGAGGTGTTAGAATCTAGCTACAACAACAAAAAGATCTCTGGTGAACGTCGCTTAGACAGCATCATCACACCCGAAGACAAACAACGCTTGGTTGACGTTCTTGACGAACTGAACCGCCGCAATAAGGCCGATTCGTATGCACGTACCAGAGCGGAGTTACCAGAAGGTAAGATCCCAGGGGGTAACGTAACTACTACAGCTAATAGCCGAGCTGCTGTCGAGGTAGGCAACAAGGCATTAGCGTACATCAAGAACGTCTTTAGTAGTGAGTATCTCAAGCAAGCCGGGTTTGATTTGCAAGACCCTGCTAAGTTTGCCGCACAGCTTGATAAAGCACTGCCAACTTACCGAGCAATCGAAAAGACTGAAAACGCATTAAGAGGAGCGGGTAACGTTATCTCCACAGTTGGTCGTAAAACCCCATTACTTAGAGAGATAGAACCAACCAAAAACAACATCGTCAATAACTTGCGGAATTGGCTAACTGGTATATAACTCATGGTTGCGACACAAGTACTTAGATGGTAACTTGCATTGTGAGTAAAACACGCAAATGGAGGCGTTCGAAATTAAGTATATCATCGGTATGCCCTCTGATGCTGTGTTATACGGTTTATTCGGAGCGTTAATAATGGTCGCCCGTTCTCCGCGCACCACAAGGGCGGAGGCGTTTAGCAAGATCTTATCCAGTGTTTTGATAGCTGGTGTTGGTTCCGATTTATTGCTTGACTTGCTTATCTATAACTTTAATCTGTTTACTCATACACCAGTCGGGACAATTAGGAAGGCGTGTGCTTTGTTTTTAGGTGGATGTTGGCCGACCTTGGTCGGTATAGCTTTCGACAAACTTAAAAACTGGAGAAAATCGTGATTTTGCTCAATGAAGTTATTGGGATTGGTGCATTTATACATAGTGCTTGCGTGTGCAATAACCTTGACCCAAAGGAAAACGTCGCAATTTCACTGTCTCATGCACTGGTCGCAACAGCTTCGTTTGCAATCTTTTTTAAAATGTACTACGTTAGCGCATTGCTATGGGGACTATCTCAAATACTACTAGGTTTTGTTGACTTAGCAAGGGAGACAGTGCGTGCAGACATCACAAAAAGGAATCGACCTCATCAAGACGTATGAAGGTTTTTCAGAAAAACCTTACCTCTGCCCAGCAGGTGTCCCTACCATCGGATACGGTAGCACTTACTACGACAACGACGAACCTGTAGCGATGGATGACCCTGTCATCAGCAAAAAATATGCCGATAGTTTGCTGAAGATTATGCTTCGTAAATACGAAAAGGGTGTTCTTAACGCTGTCACCGTAGCACTGACTCAAAACCAATTCGATGCGTTAGTGTCATTTGCCTACAACCTCGGAGTCGGTCAACTTCGTGGAAGCACTTTGCTCAATAAGTTGAACAAGGGCGATGTGAAGGGTGCTGCTTTTGAATTTGACAAATGGGTACACGGAGGCGGTAAAGTGCTGCCCGGACTTGTTAAGCGCCGTGCAGCCGAAAAAGCTTTGTTTTTATCTCAATGAATGGAGGTGGTAACAATGAAACCGACTAAAAAACCCAAACCCAAAGGCTGCTAATGTTAGGACTCGATGACATCATCGGCGGTGTGGTTCAGGTGGTGAACAAGTTCATCCCTGACCCACAAGCACAAGCCCAGATGCAGCTCGAGCTCACAAAGCTCAAGCAAGCTGATGATTTCAAACAGATTGATGCTGCTCTACAAATTGCACAGCAGCAGACGGACATCAACAAGGAAGAAGCTCAAAGCTCCAACTGGTTTGTATCATCTTGGCGCCCAGCTTGTGGGTGGGTATGCGCTGTTGCGTTTGGTTACCATTACGTCGTTCAACCATGTTTGGCATTCACACTGTCAGCATTTGGTGTCCAAGTCACACTTCCTCAGTTTAACATGGACACGCTGATGACCCTGTTGATGGGCATGTTAGGTCTTGGTGGTATGCGTAGCTTCGATAAGGTGAAGGGGACTAGTAAATAGTCACCCGTATTTCATTCTCCGATACTCTCCGATTGCTCTTCTCAGTGAATTTTCGCCAGCGGCTTTTTCGTCCAGAGCCATTGCCTGTGCTTGGTCTAACGTGTCCTTGGTGAAAATTCGATGGCATACTACTGGCTTCTTTTGTCCCTGCCGTCGTATCCGTGCATTGAACTGACTGTATAGGTCGAGTGACCATGTCAGACCAAACCACACAAGGATGGACCCTGTTTTCTGTAGCCCATCAATCCCGTGTCCCATGGAATTATGTGAAATGAACATTTCACCGTCCTTATTACGTATTAAGAACCTGTTTCGTGGTCCACAGTTAACAAGGTCGTAGACATGCGTCCTTGTCTCTTTTTGACATTCTTCGGTTCCTGACTTTTCCCGTACGGAGACTGCTTGCAACTTTCCACTGCTTCGTCTCCAGACATTCCCTGATTCAACCGTTTCGTAAGCATAATTTTGGAAAACCCCGATCGACGAACCAGCTCCGCCAAATGAATTTTCTCTCCTTGATATTCCAAATACCGATTGTTTCGTTTGTTTCTCTGCTGTTCCATATTGGTCGCCCAACGACAATTGGTACGAGAGTATGGTAAATTGTTGTCGATTCGTTCTATCGTCAGCCCGTCGGCGTAACCGATCGACATATCGGCGTAGAATTTCTCGAAGTGTGTCCATTCCTTGGTCATAGTTATCCCGCGACCCGCGTAATTTTTGTCTGTTGTATCGGTCGCACGGTTCTTGATACCCTGCCAGATCCTCCATATTCGTGATCCTGTAAGTCGATGAAAAGTTTCCTCGATACAATGAGGACAATTCTCCCTCTTTTGACGATTGGACTTTATGGCATTTTGACGTATCAACTCGTGAATCTTGCCACATCGTAGACATTCCGCCTCCACAATTGGATGGCGTTTGCCATTTGTATAAACTTTTTCGCTTGTTTTCCTCAGTATCTTGTACATGTCTGGCTTCCTTCCATTTTCCGTCAACAAGAATCTTATGGTTTGAGGTCATAGTTATCCCAAATAGGTCGATAGTTTTTTCGTACCCTGAGTACGAGCAACCATCATGGGTGACGTATTCCACACCATCAAAAACCTTCTCGGTTTGTAGGACCTCTGTAATTTTAACCCAACCTCTCAGTTCAGTTAAAACCTCAGTGTCGGCAGCTAAACACATAGGGTGCCCAATCATCAAGGGACAATCGCCACTCTGCCACCGCTTCATGGCGTTGTTCAGTTGTGCGTCACTCTTACATGCAGTCAGGTTGATAGGATTGAGTGATTTAAATTTCTTCATGATCCTGTCTGCGTCGCTTTTGTACGCATAGGAACACAACACTGGGTTACCTTGTGCCGAGTCGATGATGTCTTCCAAGGCATCCAGCTTCAAGTCGTGGATAACGTGGTACTCTGGTTTACCAGCTTCCAAATACATCGCACCGTTAGAGAACTGAAGGCACTTGTTGGTCAACGACGCTTTGTTGAAGATCTCGACGTGGGTCTGTGCATCGAGTTGAAGGAAAAACTCCTTCTCCATCCCGTCGTAATCTGCCCGTAGTTCGTCGGGTAACTCGATCAGCAAGTCGTTAATCACCATGTCAGGTAGCTTGTTGTACTCCTCAGCAGACATCTCCAGCGTTATGTCTGCGATCTTTTGCTTGATCTCATCAAGCGAGAAGTTATGAGGCTTTAGTTTGTACCCATCCTTAGAGAAATAATTCTCCAAAAAGTGAGTCTTGTAGACACCCAGTCTTTGTCCCTTATCGACGACCAAGAACTGCCCGTGAAGGTCAGGGAAACCGTTTGATGCTGGTGTCCCCGTCAACCCCGTGATCCAGTCCATCTTGGCCACAATCGGTAACACAGCTTTGCTTCTCTTACTCGTGCTGTTCTTCATCTTCGTCACTTCGTCCCAGACGATACCGTTGAACGGTAGATCTTTACCATTGTCGATTAGCTTCTTTTTAACAACATCACTCAACCACTTCAGGTTCTCATTATTAATTAGGTACACGTTAGCTTTGCGATTGAGCGCCCTAAAGCGCTGGTCTGGTGTACCTGAGATAAGCGAGAACGTAAGGTGCTTCGTCTGTGCCCATTCGAGTGCCTGTTGACGCCATACGCCCTTTAACGGGCGCAATGGTGCCACGACAAGCACGGACTTCAACACACCTTGATTGAGAAGGTGTGCTACGGTGCTCAACGTTATGATGGTCTTACCCAGACCCATGTCGAGCCAGAGCATCGTATAAGGGTTGGTACACTGATGTGCAATTGCGCGCTTCTGGTAATCGTGGAGATCACTTGGTTTCAGTATTTTTGACACCAGTCATCCCCTCGTAGACATCTCTTTGTCCATCAACGTTGCGCACAACCTCGGTGTAGAACCCAAGGGCGTGCAGTAGGTTTAGCTCTCGGACTTGTCCGGGGGTGAGAGTTCCCTTTTCCGATTTGTACTCAACAAAACGTACATACTTTGCAACGGTTTCTCGATCCTCGGGGGGGATACAACCCAGAATAAGCCGATCAGGAACGGAACGGCGTGACGGAGACGTGAATTTACGGTGCTCAAGACCTAACTCCTTGCATAATTTACCACCTTTATCTTCTACTTTTTTCTCACTCATTTTCACTTCCTATTTCAGAATTAGACATAGCTTTTCCACTTCCTCTACATAATAATCGTAGTCGATTGCATACTTACCAAAATCCTTTATGTCATTACAGACATGCACCCTCCATCCACTTTTAACTGCGTTTATCCGTGGGCCTGTCTCACCCTTCTTACTCATGATTGAGGGCATATGTTTCCACATGTATTTACCCCCATCAGCGACGTAGTAGCGTGATACTCGTTGTATGAACTCGTGTTCCCCTTCCTTGTCGTTCTCCTCAGTCAGCGATAACCGATCGGTTCGGTTGACCTTGCCGAGGATAAGGAAGTCATAAGGATCTTGCCATTCCTCAACAGTTTTCCGTATTGGTTTGCCTTGTGTTAGCACCAGCTCCGCCACCTTCGGCACTATTAACTCACCGTGATCCTTGTGCCATTCTATCTCGTGAGCATATGCCCCCTTCTTTTTCAGTTTTCCAGAAGTGGACAACGCCATGTAATTATTAACGTCTCTTACCCACATCGCCTTATAGTCGGTTCTCTCCATCACAAACTTCAACTGGGTCTGCCAGTTATCAACGATCGTGCTGAACCGTTCTTCGTCTGCCTTATCGATGGTGATCGTTATCCCGTCTGTGTTCATCTGGATAACCTGAAGACTGTCGATCTTAAGTAGCAGGTCGATCAGCTTGCACAACAACAGCTGGCCATTCAGCGTCACCCGCATCGTGAACTGCGGGTCAAAGAATGGACTGCGAGGGTTGTTGCTGTCACCATAAACGGCGTTCAAGGCTAGCTTGTAGGCTGCATTGTCGGCCGTACCTTTTGCATATTGTTTTCTTATGTCAAACAAGTCGTCATACACGTCACAGAATTTCTCTGTAAGGTGCTGCGGATAAAACCTATTAGCGATTGAGACGTTGGGGTAATACGATGCAACGTCAAGGTCTATCACAAGCGTGTTGTCGTCAGAACGCACCGCAGTGTTTTTGATCGAGGCGTGTATTCCACCTAAACCAAAAACGACTGTGGTACCTTTGACGACGGTGCTGAGTTTTTTAAAAACGCTCTTGGTTTCAGTGATCGTCTGTTCCAGCAACCACAAGCGGATTTTCTCCAGTCCCTCGTGTTTAAACTTGATCCATGGTGCGATGCAGTTCTTCAGGTCGATAAACGGTCGAGGGGTTTGTCTTGGTTTTCTGTTCTCGTCGTAGCACTGGATACCTGCTTCGGTAAGTGCGTTGATAAAAAACTTCTTGCCGATAGCGGTATCGCTGTGGTTGGTATAGTTGAACCCCGTCTTCTCTGACAGCTTTTCACGGAACTCAATCATCGGCAACGTGTGCTGATAAAAGAGTTTCGTGGCATGTACGTCGTGAGCATTGTACTTCTTCAGCACGTCGATCTGCTCATGGCTAAGCGTCATACCTACGTCAAATGGTAGGTCTTCCAGTGTGTCCATGCGCATGGCGAATTGAAGCGCTTTAAGACTTGTCTTACGACTAGGGTTGTCAAAGTGGTGGATCTTGAACAAGTCCATCTGTGGGTGCATGTGCTTCCACGACGGGATTAGGTGTGTGAAGTCATACCCACCACTCGATTGTGAGTCGATGATTGCCTGAGCCTTGTTGTAGAGCGTCTTAGCGTCAGACACACCCATCGTCAGAAGCATATGCAGCACAGGATAATCGAACCCAAGGTTATTGAATCCGATCATCAGGGTAACATTGTTGTCTAAAAATGCAGCGATCTTGCGTGAGTCATTGACTCGATCGCTGATCTCAAACGATGCTTTGTCGTCGGTGTCCGTACGCTCAAGCGCTATAGTGAAGACGTTTGGATACGTCTCTATATCATAGATCCATTTTTCCATATTTTCCCCATGTCAATCTTATGCGCCCGCTATTACACGGGCGCTTGTCTATCAATCCTCGTCTTCGTCCGCAAACGAAGGGGCAGTTCCGCCAAACGCTACGACTGGTACTGCTGGCTTCTCAATCGGGGAAAACAACGCTTCAGTGTCAACGTCTTGACCAGAGCTTCCCGTTTTAACAAACTGAACGGCAAGCAGTTTGCCACGCAAACCAAAGCCATATTTGTTGTCTTGAACCCAGATTTGCGCAGCTACGTTGGCAACCGCACCTTGCTTGATTTTACGACCTTCTTCTTCCCAAGCCGAGGTGTTAGCGAACGTTACCTTGCGGCTATCCGCGTCGTAATATATGTGAGGAGCATCCTCACCAGTCGCCACTTTAATCTGGTGCTTGCCCTTCAAGTACTCGATGGGTGTGCCGTCTTTCTTCTTGACTTGGTCGCCGTCAACCATGAAGATTTTTTGTTTGTCGTTCTCAATCTTGACAAACACCTTTTCGGCCTCAGAGCCAAAATGACGCTTCAGAAGTTCCTTCGACAATTCCACGATGTCGCGCTCTTTACCGTCAACAATAACTTTTTCGTTTTTCGGTAATGGGATAGTCACGCTGTAGCTTTTCTTATCGGGGTTTAAAGGACTTCCTGTAGGTGTCAACAGATTAGGGAAGTTAATATCAACGTTTGTAAACAAAACGGTTGCGTTGGTAAACTTTTTTTCTTTAGTCATTTTCTATTCCTTGCTGTTTGCTTGTTTAAAGAGATTGTCTAGTTCACCCGCTGCGGCGAAGTCTTTAGGTTTCCGCTTGTCATTTTTGGGTACTACCGTCGGATAACCGGGTACTTTTTTAACATACTCACGGTAAACAAGTTCGACTTGCTCCGACGTTAGCCCGTCTGGATTACCGTCTTTGTCCTGCCAAGTCAAGTTCTTTAGCTTGTTTGGAGACAGCACCTCATGCTCATGCCAGCACTCTTTTGGCACGCCAAGTTTCTTGAAGACCTTCAGCAATTTGTCTTCAGGGATCGCCCAATCGTAACTTGCACGACCATCGACGACCTTTACACCCTCAACGGTTTGCCCACGTTCAGCACGCATAACCACTTCAGCTTTGACGTTCTTCAGAAACTTTTCGATCGTTGGCGCGTATTGGATAATCTTCGCTATCTGCGCGTCAGATAGCGTGTGTGCTTCCTTGTCAAACATTGATGTCCACTCCTACCAATTCCATAAGTCGTTCAGCGTTGGCCTTACAAGCACCCGATGCAAGGCAGTACTTGCACCATTCACCCGCTTTGGTAAATGGTCGTGTCTCGCAGATGTCTACCTCTTCCTCGATGTTGGTTCTAACAGCAGCTAGGTGCCAGTAATATCTAACTTTGTCCCACTGGATACCTTCTGCCACACGGGGTTGGATGATACCAATGTGAAACTTTGTATTGTCTCTATCTATCTCGTGGTATCCTTCCAATTCATTTACGAACGCTGCTGCATAGTACTCAACCTGTTTGTTATCAGTTACCTGCACTGGTACGTTACCGTCTTTGTAATCAATGACGTAAACGTCGGTAATCAACTTAGACGCCCATTCGGTTCTTTTTTCGACCAGGATTGCAATATCGAGGGTTCCTCGAAGTTCAGGATTATCATTAAGGTGAACCTTTTCTTCGGTGTGTAACTTAACACTGGTTCCTCGATACAAGTGCGATTTTATCAAGCCCATGACTAATTCAAACGCGTACTGAGCACGCGCTAGCTCTTCACGGTCTACCTTGTCTGGTAAGGGTTTATCCGTAAGTAAATGATGTAATAGGACGTGCACTCGCGTGCCTTGTTCTGCTGCTGGGCTCGTTACGTTCTCATAGTCCTCTTGCATATGGATCGACGCAGGACATTCGCTCCATCGTTCCCGACTGCTGGGTGAGAAGCGTGAGTGTGCTGGTTCGCTACTCATTTAATCAGCCTTTCATCTCTAACTTGTTGAAGTTGCTGGCGTAGCACGGCGTTTTCGTTAATGACTTGGTTCGTTCTATCGTATTGTCGCTGGTAGTCCCCATCTAATTGTTCATACTGGCGACGGAGTTCAGCAGTCACCTTAACTTGATCCTCAAGCCTATGTCGTGTTGCTTCAAGCTGGTTCTTGGTGATCTCAAGTTCTTGCTTTAGACCACTCGTTTGCTGCACCATCTCGTTGGCATACGCCACATCGTAATAGATAGCGTAGTCACTCATCGCGAGTTCTCCTTCACCGCTATAACCTTCTGCACAAATGCCTCGTAGTGCATCGGGTTGATGTTGGCTAATCCACCTTGGTGGTCGATCATTTTCTTGATAAACTCGCGTTGTTTAAAGTCACACTCTTGCCAGTTCTTTCTGACTTCCTCAGAAAACGTGGCGAAGTCGCTTGCAATAACTACCTTTTCATTCTCAGGGGTAGCGTTGCTACTCATGTGTTCGTTGATGCATAAATGGATGTAGTTCGCGACGGCTTCCGAAATCCGTCTTGCTGCTAGTTCTCTAGTGTCCATAGTTTGGTCTCCTTTTCCTCGATTAGATAGTAGGCCAACCGTTCGACAACATCAGTCAACGGTTGCTCGTTTCTGTCACACAGGTCATGAAGCTTCTTCACAATCTCCATCGGTACAGAAGGCTGAACCAATGAGTGCTCTTGTCGAGTAATCGTCTTGTTATCAAAACGGCATAGGTAATTGAAAGGAATCTCACCGTCTGCTAACTCGGTAAGTCGCAAAGCCAAGGTTTCGATAGCATCACGACGGTTTTCAAAACAATCAAAAAGTCGCTGTCTGTCCTCCAACCGAAGACGGATGTTGACCCTTATGTTAATCGACCTGCTCACTTTCTGTCTCCCTTGTCTTTGCATTGCTTTTCTAGCACGTTTCGTGTAGACTTGTCAAGCCAAGGTTACAACCAAGGGAGACAAGACGCGTGATTCAGAAGTTTTTAGATTTGGGATGGGCACTTATCCCCATAAAGCCACGATCTAAATCACCTCGGTGCCTCAAATGGAACCGTCGGGAAAGCGCTATCAAGACCGTCGACGATCTATTACCAGGAGAAGGCGTCGGGATTGCACACGCATACAGCGGCACGATGTGTGTTGACATAGACAACTTCAAAGTGGCTGCTGCCTTCCTTGCAGGGCACAAGGTTGACCTGAAAGCTCTGTGTATGGCTGAAGACGCAGTGTGCATTGAAAGTGGCGTAAAGGGGCGTGGAAAGCTTTTATACAAGATGCCTAAGGGGTTAGTGCTTCCATCGAAGCGGTTACACATCAACGGGGACGTGTACCTTGAGTTCTTGTGCGCGTCGCATGCTGGATACACGTTGCAAAACGTGCTCCCTCCGTCGATCCATCCTGACACGAATCAGGCATATAAGTGGACGGGACACGGTAGCTTTGAGAATCTACCAACCATTCCCGAATCACTGCTGTCAGTTTGGCAGTCGTTGCTACCCCAACGCCTCGCGAGGTCGAGAGAGTTTAAGAGCGTTGAGACCAACGACGTGTTGGATGCGTTGAACGTTGTACCCGCTGACGTCAGTCGTGACGAATGGATCCGAATCGGTATGGCGTTGCATCATGCGTCGGTGTCGAACGGTGATTCGTCTCTGTTCGATGTGTGGAACGACTGGTCGGCAACCGCTAAATCGAAGTACCCAGGTGAAGAGCAGCTCTGGAAACAGTGGTCGTCCTTCGACATGGACGACGAGAACCCTGTGACACTCGGCACTCTGTTCGACATAGCAGGTAAGCATGGCTACACACGCCCAGCGCCAGATGTTTCACACTTGTTTGCAAAGCCTGTGGATATCTTCGACAAGTTCAAAACACCAATGCCCGATCCGTTGATTGAGCTGTGGCCTCAAGAGCTACGTGACATGGCCATACATACCTCGGGCAGCATTGGTTGCGACCCCTTGGTGTCGTTATATGCTGGCCTATCTGCTGTGTGTGCTGTGGTCAACTCGGGTACAGACCTGATCGTCACGAAAGGGTTTAGCGTTCCGCCGATCCTGTGGTTGATGACTATTGGCGACCCAGCGGATAAGAAGACACCTGGCGCCAGACCGATGCTCAAGATCTTAAGCGAGCTGGAGAAGGAAGACCGTCCTCGCTACTCAAAAAAGATTCTGGAGTGGGAGGCACACGAGGCATTCTACGCAGCATCGAAAAAGGATTTTCTCAAACATGCCAGCAGCTCAGCGCCTAACGATGCTGTGATTGATGTGCCGACGTTACCACCTCGACCTGAGCCGTTACGGATGGTGGTCAAGGATGTTACCTCGCAGAAGCTGGTGCGCTTAGCTGCCGATAACCCTGCTGGCTTACTGTGTCACCTTGATGAGATGGCGTCGTGGGTCAAGAAGATGACCGACAAGGGCAGTGCTGAAGATCGTTCTGCATGGGTCGTGGCTTACGAGGGTGATTCGTACACGATGGATCGCGTTGGCTCAGGGACGATCAGTTGTGACCGATTCGCTGTGTCGATCTACGGTAACATCCAGCCTGATGTTCTCCGTCGTAACTGCGATGCACTCTCCGCCGACGGGTTGTTGCAGCGCTTCATTCCTGCATGCTTGCGGCCGTCTCAGTCTCGACTAGGTGTCCCTGTTGAGAACACTAAGATCGAGCAAGCGTATGAGATGATGATCCGACGCATCTACGCGACTGAAGCACAATCGTATTACCTGTCCCCCGATTCGTATGCTGTCTATCGCGACTTCCAAGGTCACTACGAGCAGCGGAAGAAAGACGAGCGCATGGTGGGTACAGACAACACATTCATGACAGCTTACGGCAAGATCGAAGGTACATGCGCCCGATTGATCCTGCTGTTCCACATCATGGAGAAACCACACCAGCAGCGCATCGAGGTGGACACAGTGAAGCGTGTCACGCAGCTTGTTAAGTCGTTCATCATCCCGTCGTTGAAGTACGCCCTGATCGAGATCACTGGGCTGCGCAACGTGGTGGTCTGGGTTGCCGAAAAGATCATACAAGACGGTGACAATCAGCGAATCACACTGGCCGATCTACGTCGTGGTGCCATGCTCTACTTCAAGAACCTGCACTCTGGGCAAATCGAAGACATGCTTCTGGTTGCGATCAAACAGCTTGAAGATGCATCATGGTTGACTCGCCTAGATGATGGCAAGAAGGAGCGTCTGGGTTATGCCGAGTGGGCGATCAACCCTGAGTTAGAAGAGCTAACCAAACAGCGCAGAGAGCGTATCTCTGAGGCACATCAACGCATCAACACATAAAGAAAAACCCCTTGTGTGCATGGGGTACACACAAGGGGTTTTTTGGCTATCAACAAAAAGGAAGACAAGAAAGGCAGTAACCAAGGACACTCTTAGGGGATAGGAGAAACCCCTACCATGTTGAAGCATGGTAGGGGCAATGTAACTGGTTACGAGTTTTGTGTCAACACTTGCGGTTGATTAATCCGATGATGTCAATGACACGGTCATGAATTAGTTCGTTGCGATTGCTCACAATGCTTTCAATGATTGTGTTCTCAATAAGGTCAATCACACGCGCTAGGTCGTTCAACGTGTATGCACTGCCCTCAAGGTGGTAACCTTTTTCGTCACACGTTATGGTTATCTGCATTTTCATTCTTCCTTGTTAGACGGTACTGCTTTATGTCACGCGCGTCGTAGGTCGGTTCTCCATTGCGATCTACTTGGTTGGGTCGTGGTGCGACGCCTTTTATACACTCCATGATAAGACTGCTGACGTCAATCTTAAGATAGTCAGCTGCTTCTTTAAAGGTTAAAGTTTTGACACCTTCGTCTTCACTATTGTTTTTCAATGCCTCTTTATATCTCTTGCGCCTTTCAGCTTGAAGGAGCATCTCTCTTTCCCATCGCGCTGGGTCTTTCCTTAATTTCTCGTAACTTCGTCTTTTTTGCTCAACTCTAGACATTTTGACCCCACATGGTTATTTCACCACCCGTAATTTCGTTAACGCTTCATAGCGCTGTGCTAGTTCGTTGTATGCCTCGATCGTTTCGTCACAAGAGTCACATTCATGACGTATCTGGATTCGAAGTGTTGGTGATTGTGATACGACGGTTGCTTTACGCAGCAGTACGAATACCCCAATCGCGACTAAGCTGAACACAATAGCAAGTCCCATAAGGTTGCCCATGATGATCCCTAACATGAACAAACCAGAGAAGAAAAGTAAGCAAGAAGTTAACTTAATGGCGTCAATAACAGGTGTCAGTTTGAAAGCAAGCTTTTGAATCTTAGCCATCATATCACTACCACCCCATTCACAAACTCTTCCTGCATTGCTAAACGGTTTTGTTCTACCTCAACCCATTTCTGTGCGTAATGCAGTGCCTTCTGTGCGTTCAGCAGCGGTGTGTCCTTAGCAGTCGCACGCATGGCGTACTTCAGCAGATTGCCGCGATAGTAGGCCACCTGCTCTTCAGCTGGCCATTGTTGGATAATGTCCCATGGTTGAATGGTCATTTCGACGTAGTGATTACCACCATACTGCATCTTGTTTACATTGTTCACTTTCTGTCCTTTTTGAATTACTGATTTTCTTGGCACATATCGACTGTGAAAGTCTGTAACATGGTCTGAAGTTCACAATTAAGGATGTTGATGCACTTTTCTAAGTCTTCGTATGTTTGCCCCACAGCATGGAGCAAATAGGGTTGTCCATCATCTTTTCGGGATAGCACGATAATCATTTATCTTGTCCCTTTTGATTGTTTTTGTATTCCCTGATTGCGTCAATAGCATAGGCTATTACCCCACCGTGTATCATACCACTTGGTCTTGGTGCCTCGCCTTTCAGCCCCGCCATTATCAATTCGCCAGGTGAAATGTCAAGGTAATGCGCTGCCTCAGTGATAGACATTAACCTTGAACTAACCGAGTAGCTGTTTATTATCTCAAAATGGCGTGCTGTGTCGTTTAGGGTTACACGACGGTGCTTCGTCGCTGGTGGGTTTAGCTCGCGCTCTAGCTTGCGCTTTTCGTTGCGTATTGCAGTGTATTTAAGCGTACACAAACGACGTTTTTCTGCACGCTCTTCTGGCGTCTGTAAGACTCTCTTCTCTTTAATGCGTTCAACCGAGTCAATGATCCGTTGCGCTACATTAGAAAACTTCGGTTTTTCTTTTTTGGTCGAGCAATTAGAAATAATCGTAGGTACTGGTAAACCCAACATCTCAGCGGCTTTTTTTGCTTTAAAGCGATCTTGTCTTGCGCGAGCCATCTCAGCTGCATACTTCAATCGTTCAGGATCTAAAGAGTCTTTATGCTTAGCTCGCTCTTTACGCACTTTGTCCGCTGCAAGGTGCTTAGCCCATCGAACGGGATCATTACGCAGTTTTGCATAGTACTTCTTGTTTTTGTCAAGCTTCGGTTCGTCCATAAACGTTATCTATCTCCTCCGTATTTTCTTTCATAGTCTAAAAGGTCAGCCCATAGGTAATCTTCAATCGCCTTATGAGCATCTGCTTTCATCAATTCACGCTTAAGAAAATAACTTAACATACCAACAGCAACCAATAAAAGTGTATTAGTCATAATTAAAAACATACTAAAAGGTGTAAAAATTTCATACATTTTATTAAAAAGTGTTATTATTACAAAGATTACACTTATAAAAAGAAGATATATGACAAAAACGTTAATCCAATAGTCAATTCTTACATGTAAATTTTCCATTTTGTCACAAGCAATTTTTTGCAACTCCCTTGCATTTGACATACCGTCTCCTTTTGTTGTGTGAATCATTGCGTATTTGCCACAAGAGCAATGTATGTCTTCAGTGCATCAGTCTTCCCTTCTGCTACAAGACGTTCAAGGATCGTAAAAAACGCATACCGTTCGTCACAATCAACATCGCCCATGTCGATGATACTGTCAGTCAGATCACCATGCACTTTTAAGAACAAGTCAGTCATTGCTCATACCTTTCACAAAAAGAACGATTACAAAAAGGATCACGTTATAGACAACAAACAAAGATAAAGATTTACCCATACATCACCCATCAAAACAAAAACAAAGTAGCTAAAACGAATAGGCTTGTCAGTACAAACCCGTTCATGATTAGAAAAACAAGCAGAATAAACATGCATATGCCGTACATACTTATAATCCCCGATTGTTCAGTGCGACAATGATCGTTTTAATCGGAGCCGCACGCGAAGCGTCAGCGTAGCCGGGCGGCACTCTAGGTGCGCAACCAGCACAAAGCAAAGTCGTAATCAGCACAATAGCAATTTTCATACGTTACCCTTTCCGTGTTTCAATTTTTTCCACGTTGTCAATATAAGAATGTAGAAATGTAACATAACCACATGACACAAGATGATCTATCATGTCATGAAAAATATTGGTGCAGCTTTCATTAAATGCTATGTTTATTTCTTCTGAGATGATTTCATAAGGCGTTGGTTCTTTGTAATCATAATCATAGTTCATACATTACCCTTTTCGTGTTTTATAAAAAGTGTGGTCTCCGATAGTGACAACGTGCCATAAACCCTTGAAGTAGGCTGCAGCTCGTTTCGATGCACTATCACCCTTCGCAGCACGTTGATGCACAATGTCCAAGTTTGCAAAGTGCGTTGCTCCACTCGTTGGATCAACGTACCGCATACCTCGTACCATACGATTAAAGGCCAGTCGTTCCGATGCGTATTCAGGGCGCATCGCAAGTTCTAAGATGGCGTCTTGCGACTTGCCCGTAAGAACGGGTACAGAGTGCGCGAACTCGAACTGTCCCGGTGCTACAATGGCGTCCATTGCCGTTCGTGCCATGTTCATTTTGACACGGTTGATTATAACGGCCGCTACAGCCTGCTTACCCTCTTCGCTTTGATTGCCTGCCTCTCCCTTCATTGCAATGATCGTAGCCGCTACATCGAGCTTGCTGAACGACGTGGGGAACTGTTTAACTACCTTTTCTGCTACCTTCAACGGTAACTGCACCATTGACGGATCAACTTGATTACTCGCTAGTTTTTCGTTATCTGTCTCTAATTTCTTAACCTTTTCCATTGCTACATCGTAGGTTTTAGCCTTGTGTAAAACACCAGTCACGTTGTTGGTCATATCAACGGCTTCTAAGCCCAAGTAAGCCAGCCACAACGAACCACAAGCCGCACTGGCCAGCATTGCCCCTACAGGTCGGGGTTTCTTTGCAATTTTCTCTGCACTGCTCATTTTGCCCCCTTTGGTTGTTTGCAATCAACCATTATGAATATGTCGTCTGCGGTGTTTGAATGGATCGTCGTTTGCGTACAAACAAGCTGAATCGTTTCAGCCTTAGCTTGTCCGAATAGCACAACGATAATCAGGAAAATTGCTGCCAGTTTATACATGTTAAAAGTCCTTTCCAGTGTTTGAGGCATACATAGAGCGAAGCAGCCAGCGTATTGCGCACAAGGCTTGTGTGCCCTTCTCGCCATGCTTCTCTAACTCAGAGTCCAAGATTGATAAATTGATCTGCGCAACGGCTAACGGAATGCGCTCATTGTGCATTCGGCTGATTGAGTCGATCAGGGTTTTAATCTGATCGTCTTTGAACACTTGTGACAAGCGTTTACGGATAACTTTTTCCGTGCTCATACCATACCTCCAACGATTGCGAAGAAAGCTACAATGCCGACGATCACCAGCATCAAGTCGATCAGCTTGCTAAGAATTAAACTACGCATTGTTTTCTCCCTCATTGATTGCGGCAAACATGGCCATGATCTGCTCTTGTATCTCTTGAGGCGTAGCCTTTAGCTCTTGCGCCTCAATGGTCTTAACGGCCTGCCATTTAGCCGCAATCGATTGCTCTAAGTTTTTGCGTGTCATTGTCTTACCCCTTCTCAATAATAAATTGTATCTGGTTCGTAGTAATCTTCTGGTTCAGGTAACACCCCTATTTGGTTGTCGATCCTGGCAATCAGGTCGGTTAAAGTGTTGAGCACATCGGATACAAAGCGCAACTCTGAACCAGAGTCGTTAAGCTGTATCAGCTGATTTACTTCGGGTGTTTCGTCATACAAAGAATCGAAATAGTCGTTAGCCTTCAGGTACGCCAATGCCAGCGTGTCCTGGATGCTTGATAGCTTAGTTGTGTTCACCTTAGCCTCCGATTGTGTCGATGGTTGTTCAGGTTGGTTGAATGGTTGAGTGATTGCCAGCGATGCATGGTGCGGCGTATCCGCTGGCAAAGGTGGGTTAAACACGAAATAGCCGCTATCATGGTGCAAAACCATACGATCATGCCCGATTGTATCAAGCAGGCTCTGGTGGTGCCTTATCGGCGTGCTACGGGGTAACAGTCTCTCGACTGTATGCCCGTGGTATTGAAAAAGTGATTTTGTCATTTTTTAATCTCTTTTTTGCTAAATTTATTGTCACCGTTGGTGAAATCTAAATTTACAGGAAAATAACAAAACTCTGGTTTAGATTTAATACATTCACAATGAGTAAACCAAAAACGATCGTTTTTAATAATTAATTTTGGTTGTTTTTTACCAAAAAGCTTTTGTAAAAACTTTATCATTGTAACCTCCATGTTTGTGTATATTTTTAAGATAGCAGCAAAAAGTTAAAGAATGATTAACGAGCTTTGCGAACGGTGAATCCCTTGCGTTTGAGCGTCAGTAGCACGCTCTCTAAGGTATCCGACTCCTGCATAAGGCTGATAACCTCCCAAAGCGCACGCTCGCCGTTCTCATTAAGCGCTTTGAACGTAAGGCGTCCGCCTTGCGTGCTGTAAGATAGATCAAACTGGCGCATGTTAAACTCCCTTCCCGATAACAAATAAGTGTTCTGTTGCAATGCGCGTCAAGTCCCGCAATTCGTATAATTCTAACATTGTTAATTCGCGTTGTTCACGAATTTTAAACAATTCGTTTTTACGATCGTATTGCTCTTGTGTTTCGTTTGGTGCGATTGTCATTTTGTGCCCCTGATTGTTTTGGGCAGCTTGATTACTGCCCTATTTGTAGAATAGTGGGTAAAGGTTAATTAAGGGTTGCCTTTAAAGCGTTTTGTAATAGGGTTGAAATTTCTAACTTTGCGGCCATTGCTTTGATAGGCGTAAATTTCAAAATTTTCTTTACCTTCTGCCCGTAATTCGTTGTAAACCTCATTCACTTTTTCTTGCAGCGTTGCATGATTATCATGAATGAATCGCGCAATCGGTAAACCCACAACGATAGAGCAACGACCGTCACTATCAACGATCATCGGATTGACTACGATGTTAAAAAATACTTTTTTCATTTTGTGCCCTTGATTGTTTTGGGCAGTCACCATAACTGCCCTATTTGTAGGATAGTGGGTAAAGGTTAATTTTCAGTTACCAAGTTGATCTAAAAGCGCTAAGTCCTCGGCCGTTAGATGATCGATCACTTTGCCTTTGATCTTGGGCGATTTTTTGACGACGTAGCCCGCTTTGCGCAGCTTGCGCAACAATCCCGGTAAATGCGCGGTGTAAACGCTGCCAGCTCTAGGGCGCATATTTTCGTCTGTTTTTTCATACGCAACGGCAATCTGCCGCCATGCATTTTCACCGTCAACGGATTCTGGTAAAAACCAAGTAAAAATTCCGTTGTCGCCATAAACTAAGTCAACCATTGTTAAACCCCCATGTTGCGGGAAGGCTTGATCGCCTCCCCATGATTTTAGAATACGCGGTAAAGGTTAATTTAGTGTTTACGCTGCGTCGGCGTTATCGACGGTTAGATCAATCTTGAAGTAAAATTGCTCTGGCAATCCGTCAATCTGCGACACGTTAAAAACACGATAGCTTTTACGGTGTTTGTCGGTGTAAACGTTGCCTTGTTTGTCGGTTTTTTCGGCAGTACCGTAATATCCGATTAAATGGCCTTTTTCGCCTTTGCGCACCTGGCCACCTAATTCCTGCGCTTGTTTGTATGTCATGAATACGGGCGTCGTTTCATGCATCCGCCCACGAAACATGCCGATTAGAGCGAATACCAGATTTTCCTGATTCTTGCCTTGATAGGCTTTGAAGTCTCTATTAACTGCGATTGTCATTGTCTTATTCCCTTGGTTAACGGGGCGATTGCTCGCCCCATGATTTTAGATTAAGCGATAAAGGTTAATTTAGTGTTTATTCGGGATAATATCTTGTCCACCCGAAGGCTTTGAAAGTTTTTGGTTTAATCCCTTGCTTTTCGCATAATGCATCGTAAGCATCGCAAACGGCATTGAAATTAGCGTAGTTTTGACGACTGGCACGAAGGGTGCGATAATTTAAAATGTACCAGATTTTTGTGCGGATGCCGACGGTTTTGATTCGCAATTCGTAATAAAGATTTTGAAGCGTTTCCATTTTCGTTAACTCCCTTTGTTGTCTCTATGATTGTAGAATAGCAGCCAGTCCTTAACGAAGGGTAAACGGGTAATTCAAATTTTCTCGAATTGATCAAACCCCAGCAAAAAGCCTTCTATGATAATCCAGCGATTAACGGCGTTTTTAGCTTCGAATGCATCGCGAAACATACCGACCGCTCTGCGCTCGCCAGTGACGCTGGAATAAGCGAATCCCGGTACTCTCAGGCCGTATTTGTAGCGACCACGAACGACTTGCTCCGCATCGTCTCGAGTAGGATAAATGCCTAGCGACGTCATTCTTGTGCCGACGTGACGAATGACTTTGAATTCGTTTTGCACTGCTTTAATCAGCAACGTTTCGCCGTGTTTCTCATATTCTTCAATCGCTTCGTCACGTTCCCTTTGCGTCGCGTGATAACCTAGACTAGTTGATCGACCGTTTACCATTACGCGCGCTTGATATTGCCTGCGACGGTTTAAAGGCTTGTCGGTTAGGTTATCTAAGCGTTCAATATCCGAAATTCGCTTTTTGTGAATCTTTTCAGGAAGTGAATCATAAGCGCATGCCCAGATTGCACGGCGCAAAGATATCAATTCACCGTTTGCGAGTGGAACGGTTAATTGAATGCCCCTTTTAATCGTGTGCGCGATTGTGCCGTCATGATTCGCAAGCAATCCGTCAGGTGACAATTTATAAAGATCACGAACGCGTGAAACGTCAATCTGCTTAGCCTGAAACATTCGATTGCCTTTCGTTAACGAGTGTTTACGACGGGTTGATTCGCCGTAAGAGAACCGTAAAGGGAAAGTTATGACTTGTCAAGCTGAAAAAAGGGATTCTTATAGACATTTTTTATTCCTCTCTTATATATTGTTAAGAAAATTCTTATCGATGAGTTAAATGGCTTGATAAAAGGTTTAGAGGGAATGTTTGAGTTGTTGATAAGATGCAATCGATAAAGTAAGAAACTTAAAAAGACGATGATTTTTTGCTGCAATTTAAACCGCCGTGGAAAAAAATATTTTTAGTGAGTTTTTGGTTTTTTGCCACAATTGCCTAAAATTTGCCTTATTTTGCCTTAATTTGTTAACCATAGACAACAAACACATCGTAAAAACATCGTAAAAATATGCACCAAAGCTTGACAATTCTAAATTTAGGTTTTTTTCACAGTCTCTCACGGAATTAACAAAAAGTCAAAATTATCTTTATGGTTAACAAAACATTAACGCAACATCACCCGTCGAAAAACACTCGAACGAATCAGCCTGAACGTCCGATAATCTTTATTATGTTAAATGCGCTTTCGAGAATACCCGATGGCCATGCGTCGTCACCTAACATCGTAGCATCAATTCGTTAAAATTTTGTTAACAGACAATACAATTTTATTAATTAAAATTGTATGCAATCTTACGTTGTAATAATTGATATAATTTAATTAAAATTTTAACTAATACAATTTGAACTACTAAAATTTTATCTATACCCCCCGGGTAGGGCCCTACCGGCCCGCTGCGGCTACGGTAGCTCTACTAGAAAATTTTTTTTTATTTTTTTCAACCATACCCTTTTCAACCATACCCTTTTCAACCATACCCTACCCGCCACCATCGTAAATTTCTGCATCGTCTTGATTCAATTCCCTAAAATGTTACAGTAGTATCATGGCAGCAGATAACGCACCCCTCGCACATTTTAATTACGAGATTGCTTTCGAGACTGTTCTCGAACGGATGATGGAGAAAGTTTCATTCATCAACGCTGTTCGCGAAGACCATCGAAACATTAATCCAGGCTCGATGATGCACTGGATCCTTGCCAACCCTGAACGGAAAGCCAGATACTACCAAGCACTCGAAACCCGAGCGGAGCTTCTCTCAGAAGAAATCATTTCTATCGCTGACGGCGTTGATACGATGGAAGACATTGATCGCTCTAAGTTTCGTTGTACCGAGTATCGCAAACAAATGGCAAATTGGAACCGCAAACGTTTTGGAGATGTCAAGCAGATCGACGTGACCCAGTCTATTTCGATTAGTGCTGCCATCGAAGAAGCCGACCGTCGTGTGTCTGCTCTTTACCTCGACAACGTAACGGATGTAACCTAATGGCCAGTGCCGAAGAAGAACAACGCCTCATGGCGGCGCTTATG